TGTTGTAAATCAATAACTCTTTTTCTAACTCGCTTCTTTCATTTGAAATTATAGTTATATCATTCACCAACTCGCAATCTATTAGCGATTGAATTAATGGCTTTATCTTGTCAGATTTCCAAAGGGTAGGTATAATTACTGAAAACATATTTTAATTGTTGTTTGCAAACTTACTATTTTTTTTTAATCTCTGACCAAAAACTTTGAACAAAATGTATTACAAGCGTAACGAAAAGTATCTAAGGCATCGGATTGTTGGGCAGGGTCGTTTCTATCTGCCTTTTTAATTGAGCCATCAGGAAGCACCGTAACATTCTCAAAGTCGAATTGCAATGGCTTTGTGTTGTCCTTATCCAATAGAACATTCCCTCTACTCAATAAGCTATTAACTAACACTCGGTTATCTGCTAATCTTGGATTTACTACCGGCACCATCATTTGATTGTTAGATAAATTTAGTTTGGCTCGAATTATCTTGTAATAGTTCATATTGTCTTGCACCATTGCTGAGGTAGATGAACCACTTGCATCGCCTGTAATCAAGTAAAGTGTGTTTCCATACTTTGTCTTAATCACATCACACAACTCATAAATATCTGAATTAGCAAGTTTAATAGTTTCAATTACTCGGATAGTGTCAAAGCATGGGATTTGTAATACTGAGCAACTAATTGGATTTTTGTTAAAGTCAAATGATAGTATTATCTCTAAGTTTTTTAATATCTCTACTTTGCCTAAATGCTTATTAGGCTCAAAAGCATAGGCCCATAACATAGTATCTAAAGTAACATCCTCCGCTAAGTATTCGCAATTGAAATACATCGGATCAAGTGTTGCCTTTGCTGAATCTATCTCTTGAGCATCCATAAATGGGTTATCGTAAGTTGTAAACTTCCACCCCTGCCATTCATGGTTATACTTTTCGTCTGTTGACCTTTTAAACAACTCTTTGAAATATGTCTTACCAAATTGAGGAGTAGATAAAAACCAACAATCACCAATGTAATCTGTTAGGGTTGCTCGGATTGTTCCGTTCCAAGCTGTTTTAAGTTTCTTAGCTTTTTCGCACTCGTCAATAACTACTCTTTTATATTTTCTTCCTCTACCTGAGTCGGGTTCGTCTAATGACCACATATCAATAACACCTCCCGTTATCAATCTAATTTGTTTTAACTGTTCATTCTTTTGCTTGATGGCATCGCCAAGTATCTTTACAATGTCAATCCAAAAGTCGTTTAAGTCTTTGTATGTAGGGCAAAAATAAGCAACTGGGAATCCATCCAATGCAGGTTCAATAATTAGTTCTTTGGCTATGGATGTCTTTCCAAATCTTCGGCCACATTTCAAAACATTGAATCGCCTTTTTGTTTGCATTATCAACTCTTGGTTGATATGCCTTTTTTGAAGTTTTACGATTATCTCACTCACGAACAACTTTTATAAGTAAATCACTTTTACTTTCAATGTCTGCTTTAATATCTGTTGGAATTAGCTTGGCAGCAATCTTATAAAATTCAGTTGTGTTGTTTCTTCCCCAAATTAATAGATTTGCTTTTGGGTCTGCTTGTAGCTTTTCAAAAACATCAAAAACTACTTCTTTAACTGATTTAGTTATTTTGTTTTTTGCTCCTTTCGGTTTTCCCGAATTGCCTTTCTCAAATTTTGCCATTCGTATTTAATCGTATTTATCGGCTATTGCCATACTGCAAATATACAAATTATTTAATTGTCAAAGATTATTGTTTGTTTTGTCAGTTTATAACCTTACTTTTTTTATTTGTTTGTCAGTTTGTTAAAAAGCATCGTTGCCTAAATTGTTAAATGAATTGTTTACTGGCAATGGATTGCTTTTTGTTTCAATCGGTTGTTTGTAAGCATCTTCAAGGTCGTAAAACTTAGTGTAAGTTCCATTCCATCCAATAGGCAATTTACAAGTGCTGCCATTGCGGTGCTTTTCAATCATTATTAATGCCTTGCCTTCTGTTGAATTGCCTTCTGAATCGTGAAAAATATTATAATACTCAGGTCTATAAAGAAAAATAACCATGTCGGCATCTTGCTCAATATTTCCTGAATCTCTTAAGTCTGAAAGTTGAGGTATCTTTTCGGCCCTTGTTTCTACGGTCCTACTTAACTGACTTAATACTATTATTGGAATGTCTAACTCTTTGGCAATCTGTTTTAAATTAGAAGTAATATATCCTATTTCATCATTTTTATTTCCTTTAAAATCTCGGCCTTCACTCATTAATTGGAGGTAGTCAATAATAATTAACTCAATCCCTAAATCTCGTTTCATCTTTCGAGCCTTTTGTCTAAAGTTAAATATTTTTAGGCTCCCATTGTCATCAATGTATATTGGTGCCTTTTGTATTTTTTTTATTAAATCCAATGTTTGGTCCCTCTCATAGTCTTTTAATCCATTGCGAAGGTAGTTTGCAAGAGGGATGTTTACTTCTGCTGCGGTTATTCTTGCCACTAATTGATTGGAGGCCATTTCTAAACTAAATATTGCGGTGGGCTTGTTTAATACTGCAGCATTTCTTGCAAGGGATAGGGCCAAACTTGTTTTACCCATTCCGGGCCTTGCGGCTAAAATTATTAAATCTGACTTTTGCCATCCTCCTGTTTGCAAATCTATGTTTTGGAATCCTGTACTTATTCCACTTATGGAACCAGTTATTTTGCTAATTTGTGCGGTCCTTACCATCATTTCATTAAATGAATCCTCAAATGTTGCTGCCTTTTCAACTACAATAAGTTTGGCAGCTTTATTGACTTCTTGCTCAAATTCATCTATAACTTCAAATACATCTGTTTCATCTGAATAAGATTTCTGCAATAAGTTACTTGAAACGTTTATCAAGTTTCTTTTTAAGGCAACCTCAAAAACTGCTTGTATCTTTTCTCTAAGTATTTGGTCCGTAACGTGTCCTATCTTTTCGGTAAGTTGGACCAAGTAATAAGCACCTCCAATAATATCTAATTTACCAATCTGTTTTAGTTTTTGGCTTACTGATATTAAGTCAATGTTTATATTGTTGTTTTTTAATTCGATTATTGCCTTAGCAATTTTTTTAGATTGGTCCTTGTAAAATATATCGGGTGAAAATATATCAAGACTTAAATCTAATGTTTGGGGTTGGACCAATATGGCACCAATAACAAATTCTTCTGCTTCGATATTTTGTGGAGGCAATTTGCCTAATTCTAAATCTGTATTTTGTTTTTTCATTTTTTTGTAGTTGCAAAACTTAGTGAGGTTGTTTTTACTTCTGCAGGTTTATTTTGGGCACCAGCAAACTTTAATTCATTTGCGGACCAAGTTTCTAATCTTCTTTCTAAATTCCAAGTTTGTTCAAGTTCTTGTTTAAATTTAGTTCCTGACTTGTTTTCTTCGGTCCAATACTTGTAAAAGTTATTTAGTAGGTCCTTACCATATTTATTTAAAAAAGGTTGGAGGGAAGAAGAAAATTTTAATTTTCTTTCAACTATATTATTTTCTTTTACTTTCTTTTTACTTTCTATTTCTATTTCTCTTTCTCTTTGTTCCGATGTAGGTTTCGAGATAGGTTCCGATGTAGGTTTCGATAAGTTTTTTAAGGAGGTTTCGTTAGGCTTACTTGCTTTACCTCCTCTTGATAGATTTAATCGAGGTTCGCAACTTGGAATAAATAGATGGACACCATTAATTTTTATAACATTTAAGGCAACTAACTTATCTAAAATCAACTTTAATTCATCAACTGATATTGCATATTTTCGGCTCCATACATCGTGCTTAATTTCTGTTTCATTGTTGTTTAACATTGCCAAATCTATTAATTCTCTGTAAAGGCCCCTTTCAGATAGTGTCATTTCAAAAACACTTTCAGAGTTTCCCCAGTCCTTCGGGTACCAAGTATATCCAAGTTTAGCCATTACTTTAATTTTTTAACTATAAATTGAATTAATTTTGTGAGGACTTTAACCTCAGCTTCATTTAGTTTTTCTGAGTCCCTAAACTCTTGGACCAACAAAACAAATTTATCGAATGTACTCATAATGTTTATTAACGTCAAAACCCTCGATATTTTCACGGCATTGAAAATATGAGGGTTTGATGTATATGCAATATTGCTATTGCTTATTTCTATTCGTTGTATGCCGACAACTATTAATTGTAAATTTTAAGAACGGTTTTGCAATGTTACGGATTATTTTTTTAATCTGCAAATGAATTAGAATGCAGAAATTTGTTTTTTTGTTTCCATTAAAGTTGCAATATTCTTTTTGGCTAAATCAAAGTAACTTTCTTTTAATTCAATTCCAACCCCTTTACGCTTCATTTTAACCGCTTGAAATACCTCTGAGCCTATTCCCATAAACGGAGTAAAAACACTATCACCCTCATTAGAATACAAATGTATAAGTCTTTCAATAGTATCTAATTGCAATGGACAAATATGCTTTTCATCATTTTCATCTCTTGCATTTCTATACCCTTGCAAAGTATTTCCATAGTCAATATCCATCCAAACAGGAGAAGCATATTTTTGCCACAAATCAACTGGCAAATTAGTATTTGTAACTGGATTTGTTCCTTCGCCTTGTTTTCTAAAAATCATTACATAATCAGGAATCCCAACTCTTACCTGAGTAGAGTCTTTTTTTACTTGCTTATGCAATAATCCTTTTGCTTTGGTTCTTTGCATCTCAATTACTGGGTCTTTCCAAATTGTAACTCTTGAATGATAAATAAATCCTGCTTCTTGAAAAGCTGTTAAAATCATTCCTGAAAAATCCCTTAATCCAATATATCCTTCTTTGCCCTTTTGGATTGGTAAATCCATACAATGCACCGCAACATTACGACCATCAATCAAAACTCTGTTTAGTTCTTTTATTAAAAAACCAAACTGAATTAAAAATTCTTTATAATCTTTAGAGTTTCCCATATCCTCAATATGATTTGAGTAAGTGTATAACTCAGCAAATGGAGGAGAAAAAACACTTAATCCCTGACTTTTATCAGGAACATTTTTAATTAATTGAACTGAATCACCTCTCATAATATGGTAAAATTCATTTTTTACTTCATCAATGTTATAAGAAGTTTGTAACATTTTATCGCCTCTTAGATTGGCATTTATTGATTCACTCATTTCATTTTGCATAATTTCAAATTGTTTTTGTTTGTTATCTATTGATTGTTTTACGTTTGCCATTGTATCTGTTGTGATTAGGTAGATATTAACCTCATTTTTTTGCCCGAATCTATACGACCTCCTAATGGCTTGGTATAAACCCTCAAAACTAAAATCTAATGAAGCAAAAATTTGATTTCTGCAATTTTGATAATTCATTCCAAAACTTGCAATCTTTGTTTTTGTTATCAAAATCCTAAATTCATTATTTGCAAATCCTAATAACTTTTCCTTTTTCCATTCGTTAGAATCTGAGCCTTTAACTTCAATAGCTTCAGGTATTAATTTTTTCAATAGTTCGCCTTCTTCATTTTGTTTTATCCAAATAATAAAATTTTCATTAGGCTTTTGATTAATTAAATTAACAACTTCATCAAGTCTTTCAATTTTAGTTAATCTTAACTCGGTATTAAAATTTGTTGCTGAAATAATTGCATCATTAAACAATTGACCGTTATCTCTATCAGGTGTTATAATTTGTTTTTCAATCAAATTTAAACTTGGCAAATCGTAACCAACCATATCAAATCCAATGTCCTGTGGTTTATTTAACATTATTGCCCAAGTACCTATAAATTGATAAAATAGCTTTACAGCATGTCCTTTTAACCTCCATTTAGCTGTTTCGCCTCCATCGTGTATAAAGTACATTGATAGCATTTGATTTCTGCTCATAACGTCTAAAAATTCACTATGATTACCTAACTCCATAGGGTCGTTTGGGCTTGGTGTTGCAGTACAAGCTAATTTATAAGGTGTTTTTCTAAACAACTCTAAAATTAGATTTTTTGTAGCACCTTCAAAATTTTTCAAAATAGAACTTTCATCTAAAACAATGCCTGAGTAAATAGAACAGTCTATGTTTTCAAGTTGCTCATAATTTTGAACATCTATAAAATTCATATTGATTCCAAACTTACCTCCCTCTTGTTTAGTTTGTCCTACCACTGCTAAAGGTGCTAATATCAATACTGGCTTACTTGTTTGTATTGATACTTGATTAGCCCATTCCAATTGCATTAAAGTTTTACCAAGTCCACAATCTGCAAATATTGCATACTTACCAGCTTTTAAAGCACGTTTAACAATAAATTTTTGAAAAGGAAACATATTTTTATTAAGTTCATTTTCATTAATTTCAAATCCACTTTCAATGTGTTTTTTTTGTTTTGTTTCTAAAAATTTTAAATAGTCTTCCATAGTTTATAAATAGTTAAACCCCCTATCAATGCTGTCAACCGCCAAGTTAAGCAACATCAATAGAGGGTTATTTTTTAAGTTTCTTTTCATCTTGGCGGTTATTTCGTTGGCAAATGTAATATTATTTTTTAATTATCAAATTTGTTTAACTTTTCTTTTTGCAAAAAATCCCTTCAACTCCGGATGTTCAGCCTCGTACAACCTCGCATAGTAAGGAGTATAATTATTGTTTACCTTAAATCCATCCTTTTTGATTTCATCGTGCTTAGTAAATCTTACAATGTGCAGAACTCCATCGGATGAATACTTCTTAAATCCTCGATTAATTAGCTGAGCAATTACTCCTTTGTAATACTCGTAAACCTTTGGATATTTAGCATGATAATCAATAAATTTTTGTGGCAGTGTTTCCATAATTAATAATTAATTGTTTGTTGTTCTTCGGGGTTTGGTAGTGTTATTCCAAGAAAGTCTTTAGCCCAAGTAATTAGGTTATCTACAAAATCAATAAACTCTGATTTGGTTAAGGTGGTTGTTGATCCAATCTTGTCATAAGGCTCAACTTTTTCAATGTCGTGAATTTCTCCGGTAGATACATCAACATAAATTCCATCCTCCAAAGCTAAGATTACTGATTTTCCATTTACAACCGATATAAAGCGTTTTAATTTTAAAAACTTATATTTTACCAACTCGTGCATTTCATCTTTGCTGTGGCCTAATTCTTTGGATAGAATGTCGATATAAACCCAATATAGTTTATTCTGTTGCAAACTTCTTGAACTTCTTTGCTTTTCAATTGTAATAACAACTCTTTTACCCTCCAAGTGTGCTAATTCTTGGAGGATATTTTGAGTAGTATTTTTTTGCAACTTACCATCTTTAACGGTGCTGAAAAAAGTTGATTTCATTTAGTTTTCTTCGATATCTTTAATATCTAAATTGTCGAACTTGGCAATTGCAACCGCTTTATCCAGTTCATACCTAAGTATGTTATTAGATTGCTTTAAAAGGTTGGATTGTGCCTTAGCTTCTTCAACGCTAATTGCTTTTGACTTTAACAACATCATTGTGTTAAAAGCGTGTTTTAATAATTCTTTTGAATTTGTTTTTTTTGTGGTTTCCATAATTTTGGTTTTTAATTGTTTATTTGTTTTTGTATTTTTTCTAAAATTGAATCAATTGATTTTACTACTTCTTTTTTTGATGGATTAAAAACTATATTTTGTGATTGCAATTCTTCAACTTTTGCAATTAAATATTCTAAACCAATACTACTTAAATATTCTTTAAAATTTTTAGCATTGTTTAAAAATAAATCGTTTTCTCTCCATTCCATAGCATCAAACAAATTTACTTTACTCATTATAGAATATTTTTTTCCAGCATTATTGTAGTAAATATAATTTACCTCGTGAACTATATCCTTAAAAACAATATCTCTAAGTCTTAATTCTTTTAAATCATTATCCATATCGGTAACTTTATTAAAATCATCAATTCTTTTCTTAGTTTTTAACAATCCTATTTTATTTAATATGTCAACAATATCATCATATTTATTTTCTCCAAAATAACATTTAGGCATTGTAATTAAATAAAAATCACCTTGAGAATAAAAAACTATTTGCTCTAAATTATGTTCACATTTCCATATTGAATCATTGTTTGATTCCATTAAACATATTTTAGTATGTTCTTTAAGATGCCAGTGTTTCATTACTTGATTTGAATGTTTTGATTTACTTGCAACCTTGCACCGATAACTACCTCTCCTTTCTTGATGGCTTCTTTGATTGCAACTTTATCAATAGTGTAAGTAATTTTTTCTTTTAAAAATTGTGCAGGAATATCAGCTTCATTATCAATTTCAACTGATTCACTTTTGCGGAAGCTAATCTTTAATGTCGGAGTTTCTAACTTATTAATCTGATACAATTGCATTGCATTACTTACAGTTGTTTCTAATTTCTGCATAGTTTTAAGCCTCGCCTTTTTTAGTTCGCCTAATCGCTTTATTTCGGCATCTATGATTAAAACATCTGATTCCATTTGCTTAACAACAAATCCATAGCCCCTTGCTTTTTGTTCGAGTTGCTCCTGGTTTATTGTTAATTGCAATTCTAATTCCGGTGACACTTCGCCACCGGATTCGATTAGTTGATTTGCAAGTTCTAAATACTCTTTTTCAATTTGATAAATATTCAAGTTGCTCATTTTACAAAGTTGTTAAAAGGGTTTCTACTTCTTTTGATAGTCTGTATTTGGCTTTTATTTTATCAATAGTGCCATCACCTTGCAACCATTCTTTTGCTTTTGCAAATTGCTCACTATCTTTATTTAGCCAAGGCTTTTCTACTTGTGCAGGTTGTGGTGTTGGATTACTTGCTTTGTTGCCATCGTCATCTTCTGCTCCAACATTTACTAATGATTGAAGTCCGTATCTCCTTGCATAAGTTATTCCTGAGCCTTGAGATTGAGCATCGTTTACCTTGCTGTAAATGATTTCAGTTAGTGCTTCGATGCTTTCTCCCGATTCGTGCAAAAGGATTGTTTTAATAAAGTTTTTGCCATCAATAAAGGCAGTTGGCTGAAGTACCACAATACCATTGTCGTTAAGGTGTGGCATACAAGCCTCCCTAATGTCATTTAATGAAGCGTAAGAGTTTTTAAAGAAAGGATTTAAACTTCCTTTTTTTGCTGTTCCCATTTCTTTTTGAGCCTTTAATAAGGCGGTTGCGATTAGTTTCATAGTTGTTTTTGTTGTTAGTTGATTTTCCAAATTTCGATTGTGTTGTAATACTTATTGTTGTGTTCTCTACCTCTGATATTTATTGAGGCAGTTACTTCTTCACCAGCTGATTTATTGTCGAATAAACCAATATTTTTGTTGGTTAATTGGCAACTGATAAATTGCGGGTATTGGTCGGCTGTCTTGATGACAATTTCTCTCTTTGAGAATTTATCGGAGATATGCTCTATATCTCCGATTTTGTGAATGATTCCTTTTAATTCCATTTTGTTTTTTTTTTGTGATTATTTACGTGTGTTATAATAAACTTCGTGTTCTTCGATAACTTCAAATACTTGCTGCAACTTGTCGTATAGTTGCTCAATCCTTGCATTCTCAAGTAAATTAATAGTCATGTATGAATGTCTATCTTCTTCAATTGGCTCGCCATCAAACTGAGTAAGGCGGTCAATCCTATCAATGTACTGAAAGGTAAGAATGCCATCCTTAACCCAATAATCTACATGCTGATTGTCGGGAAAATGAAAGCCATTCATAACTCTTGCTTGGCGGAACATTTCTATTTTAGCGAATGTTACCAATGGCAAGAATGGGTCAACTGTTGTTTGTGTTTGTGTTTTTTCTAATGTGTTCATAGTTGTTTTTTTAAATTGTTAATGCAGTTGGTTGGATGCTGCTCCCCTTTTTATTTATATTTCTAAAGTTTGTGTGGGCTGAATTAATCCACTTTGAATTAATAAAAACGATGTTTTTAAATTAGAATCTTTATAGTTAGATTCAACATCTGACCAATTTTTAAATGTTTTGCCAAATTGCATGTGTCTTGGTAATGAAGTTTTAGTAACTACTATGTAAGTTTTACCTATCATTACTGACCATGTGTTTTTCCCGAATTGTAAGTTGTAAATTGTGTAAGTTGTCATATTGGTTTTTTTTAATTGTTAATTGTTGAGTACAAAAGTATAAAAATATATTAATATATCAATACTATTGATAAAAATAAATTGTAAATAATTGTTAATCAAGCTAATTAATTTTAGTTAGCCTAATTTTTTATTCAATAAATCGTACTTTTTTTTGATTTCAATAAGTTCCAACTTGGTATATTTGTAATCTCGTTTGCTATCAGATTCACTCTCCAACTGGTCAACAAAAGCAATCCCAAATCTCCTAATCAATCCCTTCCGATATTCAAGTAAATTGCCTGACTTACCCATATTACAATACTTGTTGCACTGCTTATGGCAATTCCTTTCATCAAACATAAAAGCGGAGTATTTTCCTGCCTCAAAGTAATGGCCACCTGCATATTGAACATCTCTTGTCGTGCCACAACTTATGCAAGGCAATTCTGCATCCCTAAGCCTAATAAATTTTTGAAATGATTTTTTTGCATCACTTTCGTAGTCTGACAATGTTTTGAGTTTTTCTCGCTGATTCTTATCCTTTTTCTTTTCTGCTTTAGCAATTATCTTCTTTGCCTTTTCTTTGGCCTCAGCTTGTTTTTTTTGCCCCTCTGGTGTATGTATCAACCAAGTTATGTAATGCGATTGATTGACTTGTTTTTGCCCTAATTTGGTAGGAACAAACTCAGCACCGCAACCACAATTACATATCTTAATTTTTGCCATTAAACAAAGTTAAGCACTTACCGGCATACTTTCTAATCTCTCCTGCCAATATACTATCCCATTGATAAAAGTTTCGGCCTCTAAACATTTGTTGCTAAGGAATGGCAACTTTTCGCCATCTTGAGTAGTTATTAAATATTGGCCCAATATTGTTTTGTAAATAACAAATCCCTTGTAACCAAATCTAACTTTGCCACCTTCCCAATTATGTTCAAATGCAACTTGCAAGGCATCTATCAAGGCTTTGTTCTCAGGCAAATATCCATCCATCGCCTTGTCGTACATCTTGCCATAATGGATTATTGTTGCGTGGTCTTTGCCAATTAGTGAACCATACAAATCTAAACTTATGTAATCTTTAAACTTGAAATAAGCCATGTAGCCTATTACTTGCCTTTTCATTACTATTTGTCTGAGCCTACTTTTGTTCACAAAAATAGTTTCAAAATCAGTTCCAATGGAATCTAATAGATAATCTAAGTATTCACGGATTTCACCCTCGATAATGTTATACTCTCTTTTTTCTTTTAGTTTTCTTCCTGCTTTTTGCATTGTTTTATTTTTTGATTGTTTATTAAAATGGACATTTATTGTCGTTACTTTCTTTTATTCCTTTCCACTCACGGGATAGTTTTTCTCGTATTGCAATCCTAATAAATTCATTGACATTTACATCGTATTCTTCAAGTTTTTTTAATGACTTTTTTTGTTGCTCAGTAAATGAAATTACCTTTTTGTAAGTTAATTGTAATTCAGTTGGTTTCATAGATTATTGATATAGTTTTGGTACGCAAGTCGAGTAGTTAGCGGCAACCCTAATCGACAGGCACGTAACCATATTCTGGTTTGAAGGTTAGTAATGAACAGCAACTACGCTCTTTCTTATCTATCCATCCGACAAGTATTTCCATATCCCATTCTTGAATATCAAACGTATCGCCTTTATCGTCTAAAATTGACATTACTTTTTTAGGCATTTGTTCGGCAGTTCTTTTTTCCCACCAATTCATTTTTCTGAAAATGTGTGGGTATTGCTCAATTTCTTCAAGCAATATATCGGCATTGATAAGAGACTTGTCGGCATTATACCAATCATTTGTGGCGTTTGGTATTCTTTCCAATATATCGCCTTTTTTAAATTTGCAATTCGGGTAAGTTTCAATTACCTCAAATCTTAGTTGCATTAATTCTTTTGCTGTCATTTTATTTTGATTTGTGAAGAAGGGCAGCCGCTAACAAGTGCTATACAATATGGCGGCTGACGTGCTTCGATTAAACATTTATTTTAAATTCAACTTTGGTTCTTCGTATTGGGCTTTCTGTTGAAAATCCGCCACATCGTATAGCACCGATACGTTATAAGCAATTATGTAAAATAGTTTCTTAATTTGGTTTTCCAATGACTTTTATCTTTTAGTATATCTGAATAAACAGATAACATACCTCTGATAAATTCAACTCTCTGACAATCTTTTTGCATCAACTCGTTTAAAAGTTGCTCATAGGCTTCTTCTATTTTATTATAGAATAATCCTGTTTCTGTTTGTTTTTCCATTTTGTTTATTTTGAATTGTTTAATATAACTGCTTATAACAGCACATTGGCGGCATTAAAACGACCGCCAATCTGCAAAACGTTAGCTGCCATTAACTGACAACCTCCCATTCTTGAAAATCTGACGGAAGAAACGACCAAAACATAGGATAAATTTGACTGCTTTTCAAGTCTGTTTTTACAAAAAAATCACCCATTACCCATCCTTGCAAATACACAGGCTTATTTTTTATACCATACATCGGCAGACTTGAAGAAGTATAAATATGTTTTGGTAGTTTAACCTTTATGCCTTGCAAATTGGTATCTTTTGGTAAGTCCTTGATTTTAACGGCAGTTAACACAGTATTGCCGAGCCATGAACCGTTATGTGAATGATTTTTCATACATTATAGGCTATATTCATAGTTAATGAATGATTTACTCGCCATCCAACTCTTTGTCAGAATTTTTCTTTTTAAACGACTTGAACTCAGGATGACTTTCTATAAAAATCTTGCCAAATGCTTCTCCTTTTTTTAGACTACTGCTTGGCTCTGTTGCCTTGTAAATTATTGAATCCACAAATGCTGATTGCAATGGACTAATGACGAATTGAATTTTTTTCTTTGACATATTAATAGTGTTTTGTGGTTTTTCCGTTGTGAGTTGTCTGCCAGATTCTAATCTTTTTTTCTTCTTTTTTTGGCTGTTGAATTGAGTATCTATCTCGGTGTGATGTACACCATTCATACTTCAATAGTAAGTTGTTTAGGTAGTCTGTAATTTGATTTAGTTTTTTCATAGCATTAAATGTAAAATGATTTGCTTGTTAAATGTAAAATGTTTTATTTCTTTTTTGAGTTTCCAATAATTGCAACGTATGCTTATTATTTGCATCAATCCTATCTTTTAAACTTCTAATTTCTGCCTGTAATTCCCTAATCTCAATAGATTGCTTTGCTGTTTGGTTTTCCAAGAACTTAGAATGATTAACATAAACCTCCAATTCTATTTCTAAATTGTTGATTTTTTTATCCTTTTGCTCAATTGTTTTTAAATTTTCTGTTGTTTTCATATTAATTTTTATTTGTTGTCTGCAAAAATATACAATTATATTAATATACAACACAACTACATT